GCGTAAGCTGCGATAGCAACCATGATACCTTCAACAACGTATTTCACGATGCGTCTGACGAGTTCGCCAATGTCTAAAACTTGTCCCAATTGTCCGAGCATTTTATATAATTCAACAAGAAAAAAAAATATATATATGTAAAAAAATAGTTTAAAATAACATGTATAAAAATAAAGTATAATGGCAGAAAAAAGTGACTATCAGAAGCAATTAAATGGTGATGGTACTAAAAATCCTAAATATGTTGATTTATTGGAGGAAGATAAGCCCATTGCGGGACAAAAATTCGTTTGTGTGAGTTTTGTATCTCCGGATAAAATTCTTAAACAAAAGTCTCTTTTCTACTTTGAACAATTCCTAAAACATTGGGATTTCTCTAAATCAACTCAAAAATTCACACAGTTTCTAAATTTCATGGCATTCAAATATAATTTGAATTTTGATAAAGTTATGGCTGATTTTCAAGAATATACCAAGTCCGAAGCAAATGACTTAACTAAGACCAATATTGGTGATGACTACAAAAATTTCATAGATGCTAAAGAGGAAGAATTGGAACAAGAGTTTTTAGAAAGATATAACTTTCAGACCAGTACTAGAGGTATTAAAGTACGTGGTGCATATCCTACTCAACAAGAAGCAGAGTTAAGATGTAGAATGCTTAGAGAGGTTGACCCAAACCATGATGTATATGTAGGACCCGTTGGAATGTGGATGCCTTGGAATCCAGAGGCATATAAAACCGGTCGCGTTGAATATTTGGAAGATGAGTTAAATCAGTTAATGCATGAGAAAAATAAAAATGAAAAAGAGGCCAAGGTTGCTTTTGAAAAACGTGTTAAGGAAGCTAAACGAACTGCAATTGAAGAGAATGTTAAAATTGCCAAAGATAGTGGGAACAAATTGACACAAAATATCGATGCTGATGGCAATCTTGTAGGTGTTGCTAATATGAACACTACTGAAACCGGGTTGGGTGATAACGTTTCTTCAGCAGATATTCGAAAGGAATTATTCGAGGGCGCAAATATTAGAACACGAGACGGCGATAAAATGGAAAAAAAGATGCAAGCGGAAAAAGATGAGAATGAAAAGGAATCAGTAGAAATGGAAATTACTGAGAAAAAAGATTAAATGATTTTATAAATTGATTTACAAAATTAATTTATATATACATTAAAAGATGACCGATAATTGCAAACCTCAGTTTACATTTAATGATAAACTACCTCCTATGACTAAAAAAGTAGTAGTTATTGATAACGCAACTGAAAAAAAAGCACTACCGGTGAAAAAACCAAAAAAAGAAAAGAAGAAGAAGAAACCCAAACGATGTCAAATGGAAGGTTGTAAAAAGAAATTATCAATTACTGCTTATGATTGTCGTTGTGAAAAAAGATTTTGTAATTTACATCAATGCGCAGAGAGTCATGATTGCACATTTGATTACAAAACCTTTCATAGAAAAAAGTTAGCAGAGAAGGGAGTATTAGGAGGTGGCAAATTTGATAAAGTTGAAAATAGAGTTTAATTACCATTTGCTCTTTTTGACATTGATACGAGGACCCTTTCTTTGTGATTTTGGATCATATGCTTCATCTTCATCATCAGAACCTATATCTTTTGACATTTCCCAGAATTCTTTAGAACCTAATTTGAAATCTCGATGAGGGTCAGCCTTATACCAAAAAATTTGTTCATCCAATTTATTTGATTTGGCATTATTGGCTATTACAAGACATTCATAATTTTCTGTACATTGGTCCATCACTTGACAAAAGCTTTCAAATGTGGGAAACATTCCTGCATAATTTTCATAAATCCTCTTTCTGTTATTGATATATGGTTCGCGAAGAATAAAAGTATAATCAATGTTTGTTCTCAAATTAGGTGGAACTCCTAAAGGGTATTGCATTGTAATTACTAACATAATTTTCCAATGTCTCCCATTCATGAATAAAAGTCTCATTAATTTATCTCTTGCCCAACTATTATCATATAAACAATCGTCTAGAATAACAAAAGCTCTACCATCAATATTACATCTACCATAGGCTTCATTCTCCTTTTTAATTTGTTTAATAACCATTTTTTGTCTTTTTAGAATATTTTCAATAATAGCAGTGTTATATTCATCATGAATAAATAATTTAGGAACCATTTTAGAATAAAATCCATTCCCCGCTTCTGTTCCTGAAATAACTGTTCCAATTGGAATATCTTGGTGATGATATAATAAATCTTTGACTAAAAAAGATTTACCTGTATCACGCCTTCCAATAAGAACAATAACCGGACCAGAAGCTTTTTTAGCATCGAATTTAATATTTTTCATGTCGAACTTTTTTAGTTCCAGATTCATATTAATTTCCGATGATATTAAAAATCCTATTAAATTTACGCAAAATAAATAAGTTTAAAGAAACTATTAATTTTATCTAATAAAACTAATGTTTGACTTGTATTATAAAAAAAATGACAACAGTGCTCTTTTTGAATCATTTAACAATATAGGACTCTATAATGTGCAGAATTATATCCCTTTATACAAACAATTTTTTTCATTAAAAGAATCTAATTATAAGAATCTTAATCTTAATCATCATTTTCATATTATTAAAGTTGAACCAACAAATAAACGCAATAAATTTAACTGTATAATTACTGATGGTCATAAAAAAGAAAAGAAGCTTTGTTTTTTTAAATTCTCTCCACTATTGGACCCAGTGAAATACATGGTGGGCAAATACAAAGATTTAGGGGAAACTAAAAAAATTACTTTGCCAGAATTAAATGAAAACATTTGTCACAAAAAAGTTGTGGATCCAAATAATTCTGCCTATGTGGATAGTTTTTTTTCATATTTAACAAGTCAGTTATATCATAATTGTTATTTTCCTCATGGATTGGATTTTTTTGGTTCCTTTTTAGGGGTTCAGAAGAAATTTATATACAATATAGCGGACGACATAGACTATTTACATGATTCAACTTATTTCCATAAAAATCAAAATGAACAATTCAAAATAGAGAATATGGATATGGGAATGTTAATGGATTTTGACACACGCAATTATAAGAAAAAATTAAATATTGGAGATAGAGTCGCCAATAAAGACGTATCATCTATCAATAATGACGATTTTAAACAGGTTTTTCATTTAGCTGATATTTCAAATGCCCGTTTAACTGAACCTGATTTAGTTTTTGAATTCGATTTACCTACCAGTCGCTCCCGAAAAACAGATTCGACGTGCTCTTCTAGATCATCAAACACAAATACTAATGACAGTTGTTCAGAAGACGGAAATGACGATTCATTTTCCGACGATGATGATAGTGAAGAAAATAGCGAGGAGAATGAATCTTCTAGTAATTGTACCACTTTAGATTCTGATATAGAGATAAACAGTGTCTTATTTAACTTTCCTACACAAATTATTTGTTTAGAATGTATGGATGGTACATTAGATTCATTATTAAATGAAGAAAATGAAATGAGCACGGATGAATGGAGAGCCTGTTTATTTCAAATCGTAATTATGTTGATTGTATATCAAAAAGTATTTCATTTTACACATAATGATTTACATACAAATAATATCATGTTTCAAAAAACCGAAAAGCAATATTTATACTATAGATATAAGCAGCGGTATTATAAAGTACCTACTTTTGGACGAATATTTAAGATTATTGATTTTGGAAGAGCTATTTATAAGTATAAGGGACGAATGATTTGCAGCGATAGTTATCATTCAAAAGGTGATGCAGCCACACAATATAATTTTGAACCATACTTTAATTCCAAAAAACCAAGACTAGAACCTAATATGAGTTTCGATTTATGTAGGCTAGCATGTTCTTTATTCGATTATTTTGTAGAAGATATGAATAATATTGAACCTATAGACTATCTTGCAAAATTGATGGTAGAATGGACACAAGATGATAAAGGCAGAAATATTTTATACAAGAAAAATGGAGATGAACGATATCCTGATTTTAAATTATATAAAATGATAGCTAGAACTGTTCATAAACATACACCACGGGCGCAATTCGAAGGACCCTTCTTTAATAAGTACATAGTAGGCCGTAAAAAAATTAGTAAAAAAGCAAAATTTGTTGATATTGATAAAATGCCCTGTCTAGCGCTAAATTAAATTGAACGAATTTATAGATTTAAACGAATCATTAAATCTATAAACAATGCCACTACGAAACGGAAAACAATATCTTCAGGATTATTTATGTAGAAAATGTACTAGATTTTATGGTGCTGAGCAATATAATTATAATTGCAGTTACTGTATTGATGGAAAACATGGTTTGCCAACACAACGAGTATTTATGGAAGAATGTGATAAATGGGCAACCGAACATTCTCTTAAAAAGACGGACCTATGGTATCGACATCTACAAAAAGCCTCAAAGTTGAAAAAAGATGAAATATTATATGGATTTATACAAGCTATGAAAAGAACGAATTCATCAAAATACTTATTGGCCGAAGATGCATTGATATTATATAGAGACAACCCAAGCCTCATAAGAGCACATTTACTCGGACATATAGTTAGTGATTGGTGGAATATTGTTTCTAGAGATGACAAATGGCCATCTCATACCGCTTGTTACTACGGAAATTTTAATGAATTACCAGAAATAACTAATAATGTTCCGCCTAGACTTCCAAACGGATTAATGATAAGGTATCCTTAATATATATTAATGAAGAATTAAGATATATAAAATTATTTTTTATAAGTTTTGCGTTTGCGTCTGTGTCTATGTTTTTTTCTTCTACGTGTTTTTCTACGTTTACCTCCACTAATTTTTTTACATTTTTGTTTTGACAAAATACCTTGTGGTTTTATATTTTCATCCCGAACTACTTTTTCTTCCATACCTTTTTCAACAAAAGCCGCCCTATGAGTCTTGGTGATAACTTTCCAACATGGGTCCCAAGTTGAAAAATCGGGCGTGCCATTTTCATTTACTTTGCTTTGGTCTGTTTTAATTCTAACAATTTGACCTGTTTTAATACCCACTCCAGGTCGTTCAAACAAACCACCCTTAAAGTGTTTGCGTCGTTTTCTTTTTCTTTTTCTTCTTCTTCTGGTTTTATGATGTTTTCTTTTTCCTCCTCCTCTACGACGAGTTCTACCAGGTGCAGCCTGTCGAGCAGACGTTATACCCTCATTTCTCCAAACCTTGCCTCGGCGCCGCTCGTGCTGTGGTAATTTAGCCCATTCTGGATTTATTTTTGGAACTACTATTGGTACGCCAGATTTTACAGCTTTTATTACTTTGCTGACTTCCGATTGTCCAATAACTTCTTTTCCACCAAATGTGGTATGATATATTGGGGCATGTGTTTTTAT